CGCGCCCGTCACGCGGCGGCGATGGCGGACCCTGAGGTTCGCGCCCGTCACGCGGCGGCGATGGCGGACCCTGAGGTTCGCGCCCGTCACGCGGCGGCGATAGACGGACTCTCAGCTGCGGATCGGGTGCTGATCCGGCAGCGGCTCGTCGGCGGCGATCTATACGTCGATATCGCCAACGATTTTCTCATCACGATGGGGCGGGTTTCCTCGATCGCGAAGGAAGAAGGGCTGCAGCGGCGGCCGCGCGGCGAACGGTCAACAATAGAAAAACAGGCGAGGGCATCATGAGGAAAAAGGGCAAGGTGGGAGCAAAGGCGAAAAGGCCCGCCGTGAAGCGCGTGAAGAAGCCGGTGCGGAAAGCTGCCCGCCGATCGCGCGCGCATTACAGCTTGATGGGACCAACATCGGGCATGGCCGGGCCGCTGGAGGTCCGCAAGGGCGAGGATCTGAAGGCGGCCGCGGCGCGGACGTTGGGGCTTGGTCAACCGACCCGGCGGCTCGACGAGATCAAGATCGGCAAGCGGCACCGCAAAGATTTCGGCGATCTGAAAAGCCTGGCGCGCTCGATCGACGATCGCGGCTCGCTGCTGCAACCGATCGTCATCAATAAGAACGACAAGCTGATCGCCGGCGAGCGCCGGCTGCGCGCCTGGCCGCTGACGCGCTTCGGCAAAAGCAAGAAACCAATCCCGGTGCATGTCGTCGACGTCGACAGCATCGTCGCCGGTGAGTGGGACGAGAATGCCCAACGCAAGGACTTCACGCCCTCGGAGGCTGTTGCGATCAAGCGCGAGATCGAGGCGTTGCTGAAGCGGTCGGCCAAGGAGCGGCAGCGCATCCACGGCGGCACGGCGCCGGGCAGGAAAGCGGCAAAGGCGGAAGCCAAGGGCCGGGCGGCCGATCATGCCGCGCGTTATGTCGGCAAGGACCGCAAGACGATCGTCAAGGCGGAAGAGATCGTCGACGCGGCCGAAAAAAATCCGACACTGTTCGGCAAGCTGAAATCGGACATGGACCGCACTGGCCGGGTCGATGGGCCGCACAAGCGGTTGCAGGTTATGCGCCAGGCCGCGGAGATCCGCAAAGAGCCGCCGCCGCTGCCGGGCAAGGGGCCTTATCGGGGCGGCATCATCGATCCTCCCTGGCCATCCGAGCCGGCAGAGTTTGGCGAGGATGCGCAAGCGGCGGCCGAGGATGCTTCGCGGCGTCAGGCGCGCGGCTATTACCCCTATCCGACGATGTCGATCGACGAGATTGCGGCACTTGACGTTCCGTCGATCCTGCACGAGGACGGCGTGGTCGGCTTGTGGATCACAAACTTCCATTTGGTGCGCGGCCATCACGTTCCGATCCTCAAGCGTTGGGGTCTCTTGGCGGTCACGCTGCGGACCTGGGTAAAGGACCGCATCGGACGTGGCCAGGTGCTGCGCGGCCAGACCGAACACATGATCATCGCCATCCGCGGCAAGCCAACGATCGAGGTCGGCGGACTATCGACGTTCTTCCATGCGGCGATCGGCAAGGAACATTCGGAAAAGCCGCAAAAATCATACGACGACTTCGAGAAGCTGGTCGCGGCGCCGCGCTATTTCGAATTGTTCGCGCGGCGAAAGCCGCCGGAGAATTGGGACGGCCACGGCGACCAGGTCGGCAAGCTGGTTCGCGACCCGAACATCACCGAAGCCATTTCGACGTTCTTTTCCTCCTCTGAGGGAAGGGAAGATGAGAAAACCGATCCGGAACTATTCGCGCTGGAAACTATCGAGCGCGGCGGCGACTTCCTGATCCCTGATGACATGGTCAAACACCTGACCATCCGCCAGCTGATCAAAGGCGAGAAAAAAAAGCAGATTACGCAGCTGGGGCGCGCGCGTCTCGCGACGCTGCGTGGCATCAGGACGAAGAAGGCGCGCGGCTCGGCGGCAACCCCCCTCCCTGACGCTCCCCCACAAGGGGGGAGGGAAAAAGAAAGAGCCTGCCGCGTCTGCGGCTCCACCGAAGAGGCGGCCTGTCCCGGCGGTTGCGCCTGGTCGGTCGAGGATGGTGGCCTCTGCACCGCCTGCGAGCCGGCGCTCCATCATGTCGTGTCCATGCAGGGCGGGCCGGTCATCGACGCTAAGACCGGCGAGACCTTGGGCGGCGAGAGCGTGGCCATCTGCAGCTGCGGAAAATTTGAAAGCCGCATGAAGTGGGGCGGACATGCCGATGCCCAGGACAAGGCCGTGCGTCTGCATTGGCAGGACGTGGTGGCGCTCGCGGGCGGTGTGCCGCCGGCGCTGCGCCGGCGCGGCGCTGGCAAAAAGCACAAAGCGGGAGCGGCCGCATGATCGCGCCGCGGCGCATCCCCTATCGGCCGCGCGGCTTTTACGTGCCGTCGCAAGAAGCGCCGATCTATCTGGCCAATGGCTGGCGTCTGCTCGACGACTGCCCCGGCTGCGACCGGGTGCTGCTGCAGCCGCCGCGGCATTTTCAGGACGACGTTAAGGACAGGCCGCCGGCATGAGCAAGCGGGGAGACATCCGATGAGCGCGGACACTATTCTCTCCATGGCGGACGGCTGCTGGTGGGATCTGCTCGATCCCGCGCCGAGCCAGGTCAACTTCACGGCCTTCGCCGAGCATCTGGCGAAAGAGGCGCGCTACAACGGCGCCACGCCGGACCAGTTCTATTCGGTGGCGCAGCATGCGGTGCTGTGCGCCGACGCGGCGCTGGATGAAACCGGCGACGCGCTGCTCGCCGCCTATCTGCTGCTGCATGACAACCACGAGGCGGTGCTGAAGGACGACACGACGCCGAAGAAGCGCGCGATCGCGGCGATGGCGGCATCGCATTTCGGCATCCTCGCCGCCGACATCCTCAAGGTGTTCGACCTTTTGACCGAACGCCAGGATCTGGCGATCCATATCGCCGCCGGGCTGCCCTGGCCGGCGGCGGGGAAGATCCAGCAGATGATCAAGCATTATGACAAACGCGCCTTCGTCACCGAGTGGCGCGACCTGATGGGCAACCGGCCGCATCCCGACGCCGGCGCCTATCGCCACGTCAAGCCGTTCGAGCGGACGATCGCGCCGCTGCCTTGGCAGCTGGCCAAGGGGCTGTATCTCGACCGCGCCCAGGCGCTGCTGCCGGCGCTGCAGGAGGATGCATGAGCGCGGGGGGGGGTGATGCTGATTGTGCGGCGCATGCGCAAGGGCGAGCTGCGCGCCTTCATCGGCGATCGGCCGCTCGCCGGCGTCAAGGGCGTCAGCCTGGAATGCATCGGCTTCGGGCGGACCGATGTCGTGGTGAAGCTCGCCGGCGCGGAAATCCGGCTGGACGACGAAGCGGGGCCGGAAACATGAGCGACGAAAAAATTATTGAAGCGACGTCGATCAGCCTTGGCGTCTGCGATTTCTGCCGCACGGTGCATGTCAATCTCTTGGACGCCACTGGGGAAATCCTCGCCTCGGCCGGAGTTCCGGTCGAGATTGCGGAGGCCTTTATCGAAGGATTCCGCGCCCAGGTGGCGATCATCCAGGCGCGCCCGCATCCGGCGCCGGCGAGGCGGCAATGAGCGGCGCCGCGAAGACATTTCCGCCGCAGCCGGACGTCGCGCCGGCGCCGGATTATGCCCCGATCACTTTCGTGCCGCAGGGCGGCGGTGTGGTGGCGCGGCTCGGCGTGATCGACGTCGGCAGCATCCGGCCCAATCACGGGGGCGCGCGCGTCGGCTATTACTGGTCGTCGCACCTGCCGGGCGGGCCGTCGCTCGGCAAGCCATCGACGTCGATCGAGGCGGCGATGCAGCGGCTCGCTGAGCATGTCCATGACTGGTTTGCCGCCTGCGGAATCCAACTGCCGAAGGGCGAGGTGTGAGATGAGCGATGCGAAACGCTTGTGGTGGCCCACAGATTGGGCCGATGAGGTGATGCCGTGCGGCCGTCCAACACCGGACGAATTCATCATCGATGCGGAGGGCTTCTACTATCTCGGCTATGCGCTCGATGCCAAGGATGTCGGCGAGCATGACAAACGCTATTTCAACAGCGAGCTTAAGCCCGGCGCGATCGTCCAATTCATCTGCAGCGACGATCTCGGCGGCGTCACCGTCGAGATCCACAGGGACGGCCGCTACACGGTTGTCGAGGGAGAGGTTGTCGCGCACGCGACCCATTTCTGGAGCGCCGGCGATAGCGACACGCTCGCCGACAGCATGGCGGAGTTCGCGCGGATGGTGGCCGAGAACGATAGCGGCCTCGATATTCCTTGGCCGCAGACGGTGCCGGTGCGCATGGCCTGGTGGTCGGATTCGGTCCCGCACGAGTTCAAGGTCTTCGACGCCAAACTGCTAACCCATGCGCGCTTCGAACGGGTGACGGCGCAATGAAGGGGCCTGCAAAATGAGCGATCTCAGCTTCAAGGAATTCTCGATCATCAACGGCAGCCGCTGCAGGCGATGGCATAAAGGCGGAATTGAAGAATGGTCGATCACTGATTGGGCGACGGCCTTTGTCGGGGAGGTGGGTGAGGCCTGCAATGCTATCAAGAAGCTGCGCCGCATTGAGGATGGTGCGGCCAATATCAATGATCCCGGTCGACAACTCGATGATCGCGAGCAGGCGCTGGCCTCGATCGGCGAGGAATTGGCCGACGCTTTCATTTACCTCGATATCTTGGCGCAACGTCTTGGCGTCAACCTGGAGGAAGCCATCAAGGCGAAGTTCAACAAGACGTCCAAGCGCTACGGCTTTCCGGAGCGGCTTCCGCTTCCTGATCGGATTCCCGTGGAGGCGCGATGACGGACACGGCGCGATGGGAACTTCAATGACTGACCGATCGCCAAAAGATGCGATCTCCTTCCGTAAGGAGCAGCCGCCGCCGCATGAACGCGTCTTGGCCTGGGTGTCTGATCGAAGCGTAGCAATCCACCATTTTCCAGTAGTCGTCTGGCGCGACTCGAACAACGAATGGTGGGGCGGAGTGCCTGGCAACTACCTCGATCTGCGTCTTCTAAAATGGAAAATCACACACTGGCGCCGAATTTAAAAGCCAACCGCCGCAATGCAGAAACCAATCAACAACAATAGAGCGGAGGCGCGATGACGGACACGGCGCGATCCGCCGCAGCTGTTAGTCCTGCGTCTGTCTGCACGGCCACCTTAGTCGACGAGCTGATGATCTGCGATCGCTGCGGCCTGTCGTGGCCGCAAGGCGAGCCGGCGATGGCTTGCGACCCGATGACGTTCAACCGGATGCGGGAGCGGTTGCTGACGCAGATCCAGCGCGCCGAGATCTCGCTCATGACGGTCAGCAACATCGCCGCCGGCGGCAAGCTGCCGGCGGACCCGGCCGATGCGCGGCGCGAGCTGGCGGAATGCCATGCGCTGCTGCGGCTGTTCGAGCGCGTCACATGCGACCAGGTGATCAAAGACCGGCTCAACGGGAAAACGAAATGAACCTGAAATTTCAGATCGAGTGCCCGGATTGCGGCGGCAGCGGTGAGATCGCGTTCGACTGCATCTGCCTCTCGGCCGAGGCGGTCTGTTTTTGCACGGAGCTAGCCGCGCCGGACTGTCCTAGATGCAAGGGCAGGGGCTTCCTGATCGTCTCGCACACGGACGATCCCACCGCCCTTCCAGTCACCATGGTGGCACCGTGAGCGGGCGCATAGCAAAAGGCCAACTCGATTTATTGCGCGCGCGCTGTAAGGCTGCCGAGGCGAAAGCGGCGCGCCTGACGGCGATCTTGAATACTCCGCACATTGATCATTTTGCCGAAGCGGTCGCGGCGGAAGCCAAGCACCAGCGCTTCCGCTGGGGCGACGAAAACGATGCCGCAAAAACCGCTTGGGATTGGTTTTGGTGTCTTGGCTTCCTCGGCGGCAAGGCCGCGCATGCGGCGCTCGCGGGCGATCTTGACAAGGCCCGGCATCATACGATCACGGCCGCGGCGATGCTGGCGAATTGGCATCGGCATATCAGCGTGGCGCAACAGGCGCGCACATGACCGGCCTGATCCCAGCGCACGAGCTGGAGGCGCTGAAGCGCGAACACCCCTGCGACCAGGTCGCCCGTCAATGGGTGGCGCTGCGCCGCGGCGGCAAGCTCGGCCTGATCGGGCCTTGCCCGATGCATTCGCGCAACGAGAAGGCGGCGGACAGCACCAGCTTCGAATGCAACGCCGAAGGCTGGGTCTGCGCCAGTTGCGAGGACGGCGGCGACGTCATCAAGCTTGTCATGCTGCGCGAGAACCTGGACTTCCGCGAGGCGGTGGCCCGGCTCGGCGGCACGCGGCCGGTGGACGCGGAGGAGGCCAAGCGCGCCGAGGCCGCGCATGAAAGGCTGCGGCTGGAGCGTGAGGCGGAGAACAACGAATACCGCGAGCGCGAGCGGCGCGCCGCCTGGGACATCTGGCGCGGCGGCCGGCCGATCGGCGGCACGGCGGCGGAAGATTATCTGCGCCTTCGGGGGCTGACCTGGCCGGCGGACGTGCGGCTCAAATTCGATCCCTATGCGCGCTACTATGTGGAAGACCGGCCGAAGGCGCGGCTGCTGCATACGGGGTCGGCTCTGCTGGCGCGGATTCAGCGCGGCGGGCAGTTCAAGGGCGTGCATCGCAGCTGGTTTGATCTGGCGCAGCCGAAAGGCAAGGCGGTCATCGTCGATCCGAAAACCGGCGCGGCGCTCAACAGCAAGAAGATGCGGGGCTCGAAGAAGGGCTGCCATATCGATCTAACGGAAACGTCGGCGCCGCACACGCTGATCCTTGGCGAAGGCATCGAGAAAGTGCTGGCGATCTGGACGGCCATGCAGGAAGGCGGCCGCGATCTCGCCGGCGTCGGCTTCTGGACCTCGGCCGACCTCGGCAATCTCGGCGGCAAGGCCGCGAAGACCGTGGCGCATCCGACGCTGAAGACGCCGACCGGCCGGGCGCGGCGGGTCGGCGGACCCGAGCCGGACCTGACGTCGCCGGCGATCGAGATCCCGCCGAGCGTGACGCGCCTGGTGCTGCTCGCCGACACGACGTCCGATCGCTTCCTGACCGAATGCACCCTGGCGCGCGCGGCCGCGCGCTATGCCCGGCCGGGGCTCGAGATCGTCGCGGCCTGGGGACCGGCCGGCGCCGACTTCGACGATCTCCTAAGAGAGACGGCCGTGAACGGCCTGATGATGCGCGAGGCCGCGACCGCATGACTCGCCAGGAAGCGATCGCCGAGATCCTGCGTATTGTTGATGGCGCGATCGCGCCGGCGTCGCCGGTGATCACCGAGCCGGCCAGCGAGTCGACTCCCTCACAAAACAATGGCGCGCGGCGCAAGCCGCGCGGCCGATCGTCTTCTTCCCCTTCCGCATTGCTCCCCGCTTCCTCTTCCAGTTCTTTGCCGGCCGTCGCTGCCGCCGCCCCCGGCGCCGCAGCGGTCGATCCCGCTGCCTCCCAGGCTCCCAATCTCTCTCGTTCTTCGTCGTCTTTTTCTGTGCGTCCGTCCGCGCCGGCGGGGCAAGAAAAAAAGACAAGCTCCCAAATGGGAAGATGGCCGGCGGATTACGCCATGGGCGAGGGCGGGGAGCGCGACGAAGACCCGCAGACGTTGAACCGCCGCCTCGGCTTCTTTCCGTGTACCGATCTCGGCAATGTCGATCGTTTTGTGCAGCGCCAGCGGGGCCGGCTGATGTGGTGCCGGGCGCTGGGCTGGCTTTGTTGGGACGGCCGCCGCTGGAACCAGGACGGCGCCGAAGAGGTGGTGCGGCGGGCGGAACATGAAACGGTGCGCGCCATCCAATTCGAGGCCAAGGCGCTGGCGGCCGAGCTGAAGGAATTGCTCGATGCCGCCGGCATGCCACCCGCGAAGCCGACAAAGAAAAAGGCCGCGCCGAAAAAGAAGAGCGGCAAAGCCAAGGTGGTAAAGCCCGATCCCGCAGCGCCGGACGTCGACGACAAGACGCTGGCGCGGATCGAGGCGCTCAAGGACATGCCGAAGAAGCTCGCGGGCTGGGGCCGGCAATCGGAGGCAAACTCCAAGCTGGTGCCGATCGCCAAGCACGCTGCCGCCTATCTCTCGGTGCAACCCGACCAGCTCGATGCCGACCCTTTCAAAATCAATGTCAACAACGGCACGCTGATCGTCGACCGCGACATCGCCGGCTACATCGTTTTCCGGCCGCACGATCCGGCCGACCTGATGACCAAGATATCGCCGGTCGATTACGACGCCGCGGCGCTATGTCCGCAGTTCGACAAGTTCTTCGGCGAAGTCCAGGGCAAGCCGGAAAACCGGCGGCTGCTGCTGGCCTGGATGGGCTATTCGCTAACGTCGGACACCACTGAGCAAAAGCTCTGCATGTTCTACGGCAAGGGTCAGAACGGAAAATCCGTCTTTGTCGATCTGTGTTGCCATGTCGCCGGCGACTATGCCGAGACCGTGCCGATCGAGACCTTCCTCAACGAGGGTCGCGGACGCAACGCCGGGCAGGCGACGCCGGACCTCGCCATCCTGCCCAGCGTGCGCATGCTGCGGACATCGGAGCCGGAAAAGGGGGCGAAGCTTTCCGAGGCGCTGATCAAGCTGGCGACCGGCGGCGAGCCGATCATCGCGCGCCACCTCAACCGCGACTATTTCAAATTCTATCCCCACTTCAAGCTGACGATTTCCGGCAACTACCGGCCGCAGATCCTGGGCACCGATGAAGGCATCTGGCGGCGCATGGTGCTGGTGCCTTGGACCTACCGCGTGCCCGACGACAAGAAAGACGTGCACTTGGTCGGCAAGCTGCGCCAGGAAGCGTCCGGCGTTCTCAACCGGCTGCTCGACGGCCTGCGCGACTGGCTCGACCACGGACTGGTGCTGTCGGCCGACGTCGATGCCGCGACCAAAGAATATCGGCGCGATAGCGATCCGCTCGGCCGCTTCCTGCAAGCTTGCGTCGTCGATGCGCCGGGCGAGCGGGTCCAGTCATCCGAGCTGCACAAGCTTTTCAACGCTTGGGGCACCGCCAACGGCGCCTCGGTCTGGAGCGGCAAGGGCTTCTCCAACGCCATGACCGAACGCGGCTTCCAGAAAAAGCAGTCGGACGTGATGTGGTGGCTCGACATCAAGACCACGAAATTGGTCAGCGACTTTGTCGACGACGACGGCAAGTCGAAGCGCCAGCGAGGTGACGGCGAGCCGGACGCGGACCCGAAGGCGCGTGGCGGCGGCACCGACGATGACCGTTTCGACGGATGACGACGCTCCCGTGCCTCCCGTTTTTGGGAGGTTGGGCGCGGCGCTAAGCGATTGAGGTAATTGCGTTTGGGAGGTTGCGGGATGGTTGGGAGCTTTGTGGCGGCATCGGACTCACGTGCATGCGGGCGCGCGAGCGCGCATGCGCATACACGAGAAAATCCTCCCAATCCTCCCAATGCTCCCAAGTGATTCCAAAGACTCAAGAATTTCCCGTGGCTTAACGGAGCGGGGAGCATCGAGATCGTTGTTCTTGATCCTCCCACCTGCCTCCCGGCGACGATGAAAGAAACACTGTGGGGAATTTCCCCGGAGTGATCGGCACCTGGAAAACGAAAGGCGACTGCGATGAACAAGAGCAACAATAAGCGACAGCGCGGTAAATTGGAGCATCAGGCGTTAGCGCTTGCGGATCGGAAATGGGGCCAGCCGCGCCACCGATCGTTGCAAAGCGCCTTCGCCGATATCATCGATCATCCGCCGGAGCGGGAATACTCCGGCTATCCCGTCTGGCACGCACTGCTGGTGGAGGCGCGCAAGGAAAAGCAATCAGCCGAGCGGCTGAGGAGCTTGCACGTGCACGTCTACCTACCGCTCTACAGCCGAAGGATTGCGTTGCGCGGCGGAAGGCGCGGCCAGCGCGATACTGCTGTGGTCAGCGGCATGCTGTTCGTGCCGCGCGAGATCGTGGAGATCGACCGGCGGGACGATGTTTTCGAATATGCGCATGTGTTCGGATTTCTGAATTCATCGGACGGCTATCCGGCCCGACTGAGCAAAGCCCTCATCGAAGAGATCCGCAACATGGAAGCGCTCGCCAACAAACAAGAGGAAGGCCCGGCATCGGTTGTGTTCGAGATTGGCGCGCGCGTCGCTTTCAAGAATAAGCTGCTGGCGGAATTCTGGGGATCGGGAAAGGTCACGGGGCTTGCGGGCGATGGGAGAATCAGTATTGAGGTGGGGAAGCTGTTAGGGCGCGCGACCAAAGTTCACGTCCCGGCGTCCGAGATTGAGGCGATGTAACTGAGGCCAGTAAGCCGCAAGGCCTAATTCCTCAGCCAAAGCGCCTCCGCGATGGAAGTCCATCACAGCCACGGGCATTTGCCCGTGCTGCCGCTTGCAAGCCCCGGCATCGTCCGGGGCTTTTGTATTTTTAGGGACTGGCTTTGACCGGCGGTCCCTGTCTGCCTCCCTGTGACGTTGCGTTGTGTACAAAGGCCCCGGTGATGGCGCTTCGCCGGGGCCTTTGCTGTTCCTAAGGGTGCGGGCCTTCGGGCCTTCAACCTTCGAACCTGGAGCAGCACCATGTAAATCAGTTCGTCCCACTTTTTCAGGACAGCAGCCCCGGTCGCAAGGCCGGGGCTTTTTGCGTTTGGTAGGAGGCGCGTCATGCCGTCGAGGCCGCGGTTGTTCCGGGCGCGGCATACGCCGCCGCAGCAGCAACAGGATCGCGCTTATGAGGGGCGGCGCGGCAGCGCGCGACGGCGTGGCTATACCTCGGCCTGGGACAAGGCGGCAAAGGCGCACCGGGTTACGCATCCGCTCTGTCTTGGATGCGAGGCCATCGGGAGGGTCACTGCCGCGGCCTGCACGGATCATGCGGTCCCTCACAAAGGCGACCGTTTGCTGTTTTGGGATAGCGACAACTGGCAATCGGCCTGCGACTGGCACCATGACGTGGTGAAGCAGAAGCTGGAGCTGCGGTATGCCCAAGGCAAGGCCACCGCTTCCGATCTGCGGCTCGATAGCCTGGTGGCCGTCGCCTTGACGCTCGAACTGCTCGGCCTTGAGTGAGTTCGCGCCTTGACCTTCGGTGGGGGGGTGGGGGGGTCAAAAGTCCCCGCGTTTTTCCTCCGGACCGGTTGGGTAGGCCCTCTTTTTTTGCCGCGAAATTCCGTGGATTATTTTTTTTACTGTGTTGCGACGGCGGCAATCACTCCGGGGAAATTCCCCACAGTGTTCGGGCGGTATCGGCTGATGGCAAGAGGACGACGCGCCGACGATCCGCAGGATCAGAAGGCCAAGGGTTATCCGGGCAAGCGCAAGTCGAAAACGGAGCGCGCGCTGGAGGCGATGGAACGCGCCGCCGCGCGCGACGCAAAACTGTTCGCCACTGCGGGCAAAGGTGTCGACCTGCAGGCGCTGCCGATCTTCCTCGCGGACAAGCGGCTCGCAGCGGCGCAAACGATCTGGACGGAATACGCGCCGCGGCTCGACAAGCTGCATCTGCTGGCGACGCTCGACCGCTACACCTTCGCGATGTTCTGCCTCTACTCGGCGGAATTCGTCCTCGCCAACAAAGATATTCTCGACCACGGTTATTCGGTCATGGTGACCACGGTCGCCGGCTCGAAGAAGTCAAAAGCTTCGGGCACGCAGATGCCGCGCCTCAATCCTTCGGTGGACCGGCGCGACTTCGCCGCCAAGATGATGCTCGATCTCGCCGGCAAGTTCGGCTTTACGCCGCTCGATCGCAACCGGCTGATCCGCGAACACGCGATGCGTGAAGACGAGGAAACCCTGTTCGGCCGCATCCGCTCGCAGCCGGCGCAGCCGCATCCGCAACAGCAGCCGGCAGCGACGGATATCGTCGAAGAAGCCTCGGCGATGATCGGCTCGCTCGGCCGGCTCGATACGCCGCCGCCGAACCGGAAGCCGAATTAGCGCGCGGGACAAAACGGAATGCATGCCTCTCGCCCAAGCGACCATCAAGCGTCTGCGCCGCAAAGCCGGCGACGTCTCCGCCACGGCGATCGCGGCGGCGGCGCCGGACTGCCTCTTGCCGGAGCCGGAGTGGATTACCCGCGCCGCGGATGAGTCGGGCTACGCCTGGGCGCGGATCGCCTGGCGCCGCGCCGCCGCGATCGAGGGCGCTTGGTTCGATGCGGCGAAGGCCGACGCGGTCGTGGCCATGTGGGCGCGCATCTTCTGCCTGACGACCAAGCGCTTTGCCGGCAAACCGTTTCGGCTTTCTTTCTGGCAGGAAGTCATCGTCCGGCTGCTGGTCGGCTGGAAGCGACCGATCGACGTCATCGACGAAGACACGGGGCTGCCGTCGATGCTGTATGTGCGCTTGTTCCAGGAACTGCGGCTCTGGATCCCGCGCAAGAACGGCAAGTCGGAATTTCTCGCCGCGCTCGCGCTCTTGTTCTGGGCGATCGAGGGCGAGGTGCGCGGCCAGGGTTATGCCTTCGCCCATGACGAAGCGCAGGCGCGCGAGGTGTTCGACAAGATGGGCGACATGGTCGGTTACATGCCGGCCATCGCCCAGGATATCCGGGTGCTGTCGAAGACGCTCTGGATTCAGAAACTGAAATCCGCGTTCCGGCTGCTGCCGGGCAAGGCGAAGGGCAGGCACGGCAAAGGCCCGACCGTTACGGTCGGCGACGAGATGCACGAATGGAAGAGCCGCGAGTTGGCGGAGACGTTGCGCCAGGGCGAGGGCACCTCGCTGCAGCCGATCCGGCTCTACGCCTCGACCGCGGGTCTGCGTTCGCAGCTGGTCGGCAAGGAGATGTGGGACGAAAGTCTCGCCATCCTCGACGGCCGGGTCGACGACCAGGCCTGCCTGGTGGTCATCTTCGCTGCCGAGGAGGACGCCGACTGGCGCGACGAGAAAGTCTGGGCGGCGGTCAACCCCTCGCTCGGCTTGTCGCCGACGCTGCAATTCCTGCGCAGCGAATTCGCCAAGGCGCAGACGCCGTCCGGCGAGGCCGCGTTCCGCCGCTATCATCTCAACCAGTGGGTTGAGGATCTGACGCGCTGGCTGCCGCTGAAGAAGTGGGATGCTTGCGTCAAGGATAGTAACAAGAAAAATCCGGCGTGGAAGCGCTGGCTGCAGACCGACGAGCTGGCGGGGCGGGAATGTACGCTCGCCTTCGACTCCACCTGGTCGTTTGATTTCGCGGCGATGGTGCTGCGGTTTGCGCCGAAGGAAGCAGGCGAGCATCCGAAGTTCCTGCACAAGTTCTGGCTGCCATCGGAGACCATCGAGCAGCGCGTGCGCGCCGAGCAGGTTGCATTCGATCGTTGGCGCGACGCCGGCGCGATCGAGGAAGTGCCCGGCGGCGTCTTCTCGGTGGATTGGGCCGTGAAAGCGGCCAAGGAATTCTGCCAGCGTTTCGACGTGCAGCATATCGGCTGGGATGCCTGGAGCGCGAAGGAATTCTACACGCGCCTGGTTGCAGAGGGCGTGGCGGAAGATCGCTTCGTCGAGATGCGCTTCGGCACCAGGTCGCTCGGCGAGGCCTCGCGCGAATATGAGCGCATGGTCTTCGCCGGCGAGCTGGACCACGGCGGCCATCCGGTCGCGCGCTGGATGGCCGGCCACTGCCACGTCCGCTTCGACGAGAACATGAACTTCGTGCCGGCGAAGAAAAAGTCCGGCAAGAAGAATTCAATCGACGGCATCGTCGGAGGCGTCATGACGCAAGCATTGGCGATGTCGGCAGAAGCGGTCCAGCCGTCCGTTTACGAAACACGCGGCATCATCGAGATCGAGATCTGAGATTATGGCTTTCAACTTCTCGGTCAACGCTTCCTTCGGCGCGGCGCAGGCCTCCTTCGGCCCGTCACAGCCGGTGAGCGACGATCGCCATTGGTTTATGCGGATGCTGGGCGGCGGTCGCACCAAGGCCGGCCCTTCCGTGTCGGAACATAACGCGCTGCATCTACCTGTTGTTTATGCCTGTTTTAACCGGATATCGAATCCGGTTGCGCATTTTCCGGCCGGCATCTTCCAGAAAAATTCCAACGGCAGTTCGCCGGTCACCGAACATCCGATGTCGGAGCGCATCGGCCTTCGGCCAAACGATTTCATGTCGTCGCGGACCTTGCGTAAAGTCGGCCAATGCCACGCGCTTGGCTGGGGCAACGGCTATATCGAGATCGAGCGCAACGGCAAGGGCCAGGCGGTCGGCTTGTGGCCGCTACTGCCGTGGGCAACGCACCCGCTGCGCGAAGCGGAGGGCCTATTCTATCGCAGCACCATCGCCGGCCAGCAGTTCAAGATCGACTACGGCGACGTGCTGCATGTGATGGACATCAGCCAGGATGGCTATCTCGGCTTGTCGCCGATCGGCATGGCGCGCCAAGCGCTCGGCATGGCGATGGCGATGGAAGAATTCGGCGGCAAGTTCTTCGCCAACGACGCCAAGAGCGGCGGCTTCCTGATGCACCCTGGGCGTCTCTCCACGGCCGCCACGGCGAACCTAAAAGGACGTGGTGCACCAGGTGCCGGCGGTGATGCCGGCAACGCCGAGCCGGACAATCCAGCATCGCGGTTTGAGGCACAGGGCGGGCTCGACAACGCACATCGCGTCAAGGTTCTCGAAGAGGGGATGAAATATATCTCCACCACCATCGCGCCGGAAGACGCGCAGTTCCTCGGCAGCCGTGAGTTCCAGATTGCAGAGATCGCGCGCATCTATGACGTGCCGCTGATACTGCTGCAGAGCCACGAGAAATCAACGTCATGGGGTACCGGCATCGAGCAGCTGATGATCGGCTTTATCCGCCAGACCATCGCGCCTTGGGTCGGAAGTTGGGAACAGGAATTAAATTGGAAGCTCTTCACAGAGCAGGAGCGCAAGCAAGGCCTGTACGTCAAGTTCAATATGAATGCCTGGCTACGTGGCGACACCGCAGCGCGAGCTGCTTTCTACAAGGAAATGTTCTCCGTTGCCGCTATGAACCCCAACAAGATTTGCGCGCTCGAGGACATGGACGGCATCGGCCCTGAAGGCGACGAGTATTTCGTTCCTGCCAATTTCGTCACCCTGAAGCGCGCGTTGGAATCGCCAGCGTCACCTACGACGCCCACGCCTGGGCCGCCTGCCAACAACGTGCCGCCCACACCCTTGAAGAGGACCGCAGCATGAAATACGCCCGCATTTTGATGGCCGCCGCGACTGAGCTGTGGGCTATGGATGAAATGAAGCTTGCGGTCATTATCGATTTTCTTGCCATGCAGGCCGCCGGCGGCAAGCTCGATGCCGCGGAGATCGAAGCCCGCATCGGCAAGGGCCGGGAGGAAACGGTTGCCCGGCAGCAGGGTGGCGTCGGCATTCTGCCGTTGCGCGGCGTCATCGCCAACCGCATCAACATGACGGGTAATATTTCCGGCGGCGGCGGCACCAGCTGCGAGCAGTTTTCGGCGATGCTGCAGGCGGCACTGCGGGACGATCAGGTCAAGGCCATCGTCCTCGATGTGGATTCCCCTGGCGGTACGGTGTCCGGCACCGACGAGCTGTCAGCGCAAATTTTCAACGCCCGCGGCCAGAAGCCAATCGTTGCGCACGTCAATGCCACTGCGGCCAGCGCGGCCTATTGGATTGCCTCGGCCGCAGATGAGGTTGTGGTCACGCCGAGCGGTGCTGTCGGTTCGGTCGGCGTTTTTTCCGTGCATGAGGACATCAGCGCAGCGCTGGAAAAGGCGGGCATTAAGCGCACGCTGATCAGCGCCGGCGAGCACAAGGGCGAAGGCGTCAACTTCATGCCGCTCGCCGACGACACCAAAGCGCATGTGCAGCAGCTGGTAGATGAGGCCAACAGCGTGTTCATCAAGACGCTGGCGCGCAATCGCAATGTGAGCCAAGCAGCCGTGCGGGACAATTTCGGCAAGGGCCGCCTGGTCAGCGCCGCGGCCGCAGTCGATCGCGGCATGGCCGACAGTGTCGGTACGCTGGAAGATACGTTGCAGCGCTTCGGCGCATCGCTCTACGGCATCCCTGCCGCTTCACGGAAAGCGACGTCGGCCTATGCGCCGGAACGCATGAAGCGCGCTTTGGCCTTGCGCGAGGCGCGCTGACCTTCGCCAGAGTTTTTAATCGATCCGCCGACCGGCGGTGAGCGACCATGTCCCGCGCGCCGGCGCGGCTTGGTCATCTGCATCCGGCATCAACAGAGCAAATCGATGTTGAAAGAACTTCGCGCAAAGCGTGCGCAGCTGGTCGCGGATATGCGCGCCATGATCAAGCTGGCGGAAGATGAGAAACGGGACATGACCGCGGAGGAGATCGCGGCCTATGATGCCTTGGAGGCGCAGCTCGATCCCCTTACGGCTTCGATCGAGCGGTTGGAACGACTCGCCGGTGCCGAGGCTTCGCTCGAGGAAGTGCAGCCGGCGGCGGCACGGCGTAACGGCGTGCAGAATACGCGGGCTCTCGGCTCGGAAGCGTCCCGTGAATTTGAGAACATCGGCCAGTTCCTGGCTGCCGTTCGTTTCAATCCTAACGATCAGCGTCTCAACTTCGTCGAAGGCGCTGGCGCCGGCGCCGAGGATCTGTCCGCCGAAATGCGGATGGACAACAATACCCAGGGCGGGTTTCTAATTCCGCCCACGCTGCGCACCACAGTTATGGCGGTGCCGCCGCAGGAAGCGTTGGTGCGGCCGCGAGCGCAGGTGATGCCGCCAGACTCCGGGTCGCCGGACGCTGGCGTTATTATACCAGCGCTCGACCAAACCGGCACCAATCCGCAGAACATGTTCGGCGGCGTGCAGGTGCAGTGGATCGGTGAGGGCGACGACAAGCCTGAAACCGACGCGAAACTGCGCAGTGTTGAACTGACGCCGCATGAAGTCGCCGGCACCACCGTGGTGACCGACAAGCTGCTGCGCAACTGGCAGGGATCCAGCGCATTCTTGGAAAACCTGTTGCGCGGAGCCGTGACCGGCGCGGAGGATTACGCCTTTCTCCGCGGCGACGGCGTCAACAAGCCTTGGGGTGTGATTAATTCCGGCGCGCTCTACGCCGTGAATCGCGCCATCGCCAACCAGGTGTCGTACGCGGACCTGGTGGCGATGGAAGCCCGCATCCTGATGCGCGGCGGCACGCCTGTCTGGTCAATCCCGCAAAGCTGCCTGCCGCAGCTGCGCACCATGACCGATCCGGAAGGCCACTACATCTGGAAGTCCAACATCGCGGCGGACGCGGCGGCCACCGGCTTCGCCGGCACGCTGCTCGGCTATCCGGTACGTTGGAATAACCGCGCGCCCCTGCTCGGCAGCAAGGGCGACATCGTCCTTGCGGATTGGTCCTACTACCTCATCAAGGATGGCTCGGGTCCGTTTGTCGCGGCGTCCGAACACGTCCTGTTCCGCCAGAACAAGACGGTCATCAAGATCTTCTGGAACGTCGACGGGTCGCCCTGGCTCACAGCGCCGCTGAAGGAAGAGAACGGCTACCTGGTCTCGCCCTTCGTCGGCCTCGACGTTCCGGCCTAACGACGCCGGCTCTCCGCGCGGCGAAAGCCGCGCGGCCCTGCATTCTTCCCCCAACAACTCTTCATCCTGAAAGGGATCGCGATCATGCGCGACTTTATGAACCTCGTCGACGTCCGACGGGCAATCAGCCCGGCCGCGGCGGTCACCGACAATACGCCCTTCGTTTCGCAGATCATCGATCTGCTCGGTTTCCAAGGGCTGGTCTTCGCCATCAATCTTGGCTCGCTTGCCGATGCCGACGCAGCTTTCGTTGTGTTGGTGGAACACGGCGACGCTGCCAATCTCTCCGATGCCGTCGCGGTGCCTGACGCTAACCTCACCGGCACGGAGTTGCTCGGCGGCTTTGACTTCAGTGCCGACAATAAGTGCCGCAAGATCGGCTATGTCGGCCCTAAGCGCTACGTCCGGCTGACGATTACCCCTGCGGCAAACACGGGCAACGTCTTCCTTTCCGCGTTGGCGATTCTGTTCGGCGCACGCTTCGCACCCACAGCCAATCCGCCGGCGTAACACCCGCAATCACCAACACAATCCTTCATAGGAGACTCCGATGAAAGTCATTGCTGAGTTTGTCGACTGCCGGAACGGCAAACGCTATCTGCCCGGCGCTGGCGACACTATCGATCCGGCACTCGATGCCGAACAGGCCGAGCGCTTAAAAAAGGCCGGTTGCCTGCGCGACGGCGCGGAGGTCAAGCGTGCCGAGCCGGAACAGCCTGCAAAAGCTGCCGCGCCCGTGGCGCCGGCGGCGACCACCGGGAAGCAGCGCCCGAAGAGCAAAAAGTAAGCCATGCCCTTCCTCGCCGTGATCACGCCGCCGGCTGTGTCTCCCGTCTCGCTCGACGAGGCGAAGGCGCACCTGCGCGTCGATCACGGCGACGATGACGCTTTGATCCAGAGCTTGATCGACGCCGCGACCCAACATCTCGACGGCCCGGCCGGTTGGCTCGGCCGCGCCCTCATCAAGCAAAGACTCGAGATGCGGCTCGATTTCTTCATTCACTGGCACCGGGATTGCTCCAGCGGCGAGATCGCGTTGCCATGCCCGCCGCTGCTCGGCAATGTCGCGATGATCTATGTCGACGCCGCCGGCGCCGAGCAGACCCTCGATCCTTCCGTTTACAGCATTGTCGGCTCCGGCGGCCGCAGCACGGCGCGCCTGGCGCTGGCCTATGGCCAGAGCTGGCCCTCGCCGCGCTATCAGCGCGAGGCGGTCCGCATCCAATTTGACGCCGGTTACGGCGAGGCCCGCGCCGCCGTTCCCGCGCCGATCCGCCAGGCCATTTTGCTGCATGTCGGCGCGCTCTATGAGCAGCGCGAAGCGGTGACGCTCAGCAACACCGCCGCCGCGGCGATCGTGCTGCCGATGGCTTACGAGGCGCTGTTGTCGCCTTTCCGCGTTTTTTCCTGACGCAACCCACGGAGCTGCCACCATGACGCTCGTCGCCAATCTTGTTACCCGCATCCGCGCCCATCTTGCCGGCACCGCCGATCACGGCACGCCGCGCGAGGATATCGACCTCGGCGTCGACCTGCTGTTGAAAAGCGGCATCGGCGCTAACCAGGTCGACGTCGTTTTCTCCGATCAGCGCACGATCGCCGCCTCTGGCAACGAGACGCTGGATCTCGCCGGCGCGCTCGCCAACGGCATCGGCGGCGCCGCGGCCTTTGCCAAGATCAAGGCGCTGCTGATCCGCGCCGCCGCCAGCAACATCAACAACGTCGTCGTCGGCGCCGCCGCGTCCAATCCCTTCCTCGGCCCGCTCGGCGGCACCGCCCCGACGCTGACCCTCCCGCCCAGCGGCTTCGTGCTGCTGGCGGCGCCGGTCAATGGCTGGGCCTCGGCCGATGGCGCCAGCGACAGCCTGAAGATCAGCAACAGCGGCGCCGGCACCGGCGTCACTTACGACATCGTCGCGCTCGGCACCTCGGCCTGACGCCCGGCGCGCCCCCGCATCTTCGTCCCCAAAATCAGGAGAGCGTCATGCCCCGCGTCGTCTTCAAGGAGCGTCACGTCGAGAAGCCGCATGCGCGGCGCCGCACCGTATTCGCGCCGGACCGGGAATATCTGGTCAGCGGCGCCGTCGCCCAGGCGGTGATCGCCGCCGGCAAGGCGTCGCCGGCGCCGGCCAAGCGCGGCGATGCCGAAGAGCCGGCGGGCGAGGTCGCCCCGGCGCGGAAGAGCGGCAATGACAAGGGCGGCAAGGACAAGGCCAGCCGTGCCGGCGGGTAAGCTGCGCGACCGCGTCGCTTTCGATCAGCGCGAGTCCGGCGCTGACGACGCGCTCGGCGCCGGGCCCGGCGGCTTCGTCGAGCGCTTCACCGCGGCCGCCGAGATCCTGCCGCGCTTCGGCGGCGAGACCGTCATTGCGTCGCGGCTGGCGGGCGTGCAGCCGGCCACCATCAAGGTGCGCTACGCCAAAGACACCGCCCAGGTGACGCCCGAATGGCGGCTGCGCGATGTGCGCACCGATGCGATCTACAACATCAAGTCGATCGTCGATCCCGACCGGCGTCGGCAGTGGCTGGAAATCCTCTGCGAGACGGGGAAAGACGATGGCTAGCGCCGACGCCGAGCTGCAGCGCTATTTGCGCGATCTGCCGCGAAGGCTGCGGGAGCGCCTGAAAAAAAAGCTGCGCGAACAGGCGGAGCGCGTGGCGGATGCACAGCGCGCCGCCGCTTCGCAGCATGCGAAATCCGGGGCGACCGTGGAAAGCATTCGCGTCGAGAGCGGCCGTGACGATCTCGCGGTTGTGATCAAGGCCGGCGGTCCGCTGACGACAAAAGCGGTCGGCGAAAGGACTTACCGCCGCCAGATTAACATTGGCGCGGGCGAAGATACTCAGAATGTGCCGCGCGGGAATGCGTCTGTTGTCTATGACTACGCGCTCGGCGAGGAGTTTGGCAATTCGCACATGTCGCCAATTCCGTTCTTCTATCCGCCTTGGGAAGCTTTGCGAGACGACGTCGAGGCGGAACTCAACAACGAAGCGGGCGAGGCGTTGAGTGATTGATCCATCGCTGCCGCTGCAGAAGGGCATCGTCGCCCGGCTGCGCGATGACGCGCCGCTGATGGCGATCGTTGATCGCGACGGCGTCTTCGACGCACCGCCCCAGACGGCGCGGCGGCCGTATGTGGTGGTGGGTTTTCCTCAGGTGCTGCCGGACAAGGTGGACGGCATCGACGGCACGCGCACGCGCTGGACGCTGCACGGCTGGGCCGATGGTCCAGGCAAGGGCGGCATCTATGCGCTCGGCGCCGCGCTGCTGGCCGCACTCGATGAGCAGACCGTCGATGCTGACGGGCATCACATCCTCACCAGCGAGTTCGAGCAGCTGCAATACCTCGACGACCCCGACCCCAACATCAAGCATGTGGTGCTGGTGCTGATCTTCCTCACCGAGCCGGCTTAGGAGGCCGAACGCAGATGGCAACGCCCAATACCGAGATTACCTATTCCTTCGGCAATTTTCTCGTCCTGCTCGGCAATGGCGCCGACCCGGAAGATTTCGTCGCGCCCTGCGGCGTCAAGTCCCGCAGCTTCGACCGCTCCACCAACTTCAACGACACGCCGGTCGAGGATTGCGACGATCCCGACGCGGTCGACTGGATGGAGCGCGACCCGGTCTCGCAAAGCGCGTCGCTGCCGATGGCCGGCAACGCCGCCGATCAGAGTTTCGACATCTGGGACGCCTGGTATCAAAGCCATGCCGCCAAGAATGTCCGCGTCGAAATGGGCGCGCGGGTGTGGGAAGGCCAGGCCAAAATCCAGGACCTGAAAATCCAGGGTGAGAAAGGCCAGCGGGTCAAGTTCACCGCCACCCTGATCTCGCACGGCCCCTTCCTCCGCGTGAATCCCTAATGAGCGCGCACGGCACCATCACCCGCGTCTGGTCGAACGGGGAGGATACTTTCTGCATCGCCACGGTCGGCTCCATTCTCGACCTGGAGCAGAAGTGCAATGCCGGCCTCGGCGAGATCGTCCAGCGCGTCGTCAACGGCATGTGGCGGCTCAATGACGTGCGCGAGGCCATCCGCATTGGCCTGATCGGCGGCGGCATGACACCGCTCGCCGCCCAGGGCGTGATCGAGCGCCATGTCGACGCCAGGCCGCTCAGCGAAAGCGTGCTCTTGGCGCAGGACATTCTCGCCGCCGCCATCGTCGCGCCGCCGGGAGAGCAGCCGGGAAAAACTCCGGCGGATCGGGATCCACAGGGCCGGCCTTCTTCGACGCCGAAGGCCGGCTCTCCCGGTTCGCCGTCTACGCGGCGGGCGCGGGCCTCGGCTGGACGCCGCGGCAAACCGACCAGCACACCTTCTGGGAATTAGCGGCCGCGATCGACGGCCACAACCGTGCCCATGGCGCCACGCCGCCGCTGGAGCCGCCCAGCGACGATCGCGTCGCCGACATGATCGCCAATAGCCCGACCCTCGCCAAGCAGCGCGAGCGGCAACAGAGACAGACGCAAGAGTAATTCCCCGATGGCTCCCGCCCTGCGCATCCCGCTATCGCTGAGCCTGGACGAATTCGAGCGCAACGCCTCGAAGGCCGGCGCGCGCATAGCGGAATTCACCAAGGCGACTGCGAAGCAATTTGCCAATTCGAATTCGGAGATGCTTGGCGCGGGCGTCGCCGCGGCAACCGGGTTTTCGACGGCATGGGGCCAGGCGGCGGTGCGGGCATCGCTGGATATCGGCAAGTTTGCCGTGGCTTCGACCATCGCCATCAAAGGCGTCATCGAAATCATCGGCGCCGCCCGCGAGCAGCTCAAGGAGATGGTGGATATCGCCGACAAAGCGGAGAATGTCAGCGTATCCCCCAGCTTCTTTCAGGCCTTCACGTCGGAAGCCGACAATTTGAAAGTATCGGTCGGTGAGATGGAAGGCGCATTGACCAGCGCCTTTCGCGCCACCCGCGAGATCTCGCCGATCGATCTTTCCAAGTGGGAAACCGGCAAGGAGCGCATCAGCGACGTCGAGAAGGCGCTGCGGGTTTACAATGCGACGCTGGCGAAGGCTGCCGGTCAGAAGCTGGAAGGCCTGGTGCTGTTCCGCGACGCTGAAAGCCAAGAGCAGAAAATCGTTGCCGTGTTGCAGGCGATGAAGCAGCTGGATGCCATCGGGCAACATGCAGCCAGCCTCGATCTGGCGAGCAAACTGTTCGACTCCAAGACAGTCGACAACTTCCGCATCGGTAAGCTCACAGCCGACGGGATGCTGACGACGCTGAAGGAAGCCTCGGCAGCCTCCGCCGGCATCTTCCCCGACGAGCTGGTGAAGCGCGCCAAGGAGATCGACGACAATCTCAAGCGAGCGCACCAGACGCTCGACAAGGAATTGAAGCCTTCCTGGAACGAGCTGGCGAACACGCTGCTGACGATCAAGGGCTATTGGGCCGAGATCATCAATCTGATCGCCAAGGCCGCGAACGTCATCAACACCATCGAAATCAGTTCGACCAAAAAGGAGCTGGTAGAGGTCAAGAAAGCCCTGGCCGATGGCACCGGGCTTTTTGGAATTCCGCGGCTTCCGGAGTGGGCGAGTAGGGCGATCGGTTCCAAAACCGGCGAAGAGTCGCTGCGGGAACGTGAAAAATATCTTGAAGACCGCATCCGATCGTTGGAGGGGCAGGTCATCGGTCAAGGCGGCGGACCTGGGCACGGCCGAGGCTCTCGCGGCACTGGCGCGGAGCCGACGCTGAGGCCAAGTGGCGGCGCCGGCCGCGACCGCTTCGATGCCTCCGCAGACAGCATCGAAAAGCGCACCGCGGCGTTGCTGGCGGAAGCCGCGGCGATCGATAAGACCGCCGACGCCCGTGAGCGCGATCGCATCGTCGCCGAGTTGGAGACCGTCGCCAAGCAGGCCAATAAGGAAGCCGGCCTCGGCGAGAACGTCGTCACTGAAGAGCAGCGCCAGCGCATCGATGCCGTCGCTGAGGCCTATGGCCGCGCCGCGCTGGCGATTGAAAAGGCGCATTCGCCGCTGGCGACCTTCGCCCGCGAAAGCGCCAATGTCGGCAAGGCGCTCAATCAATTCGCGGCCTCGGCGCTCGACAGCACCACCAACGCCCTGGCCGACGTCGTCACTGGCAGCAAGACTGCGGGCGAGGCGTTCCGCTCGTTGGCGAATTCCATCATCTCCGATCTGGCGCGCATCGCCATCCGCAAATCCATCACCGGCCCGCTGGCGGCCCTGTTCGGCCTGGCCGATGGCGGACCCGTCGAGGGCTTCGACGACGGCGGCCTGTTTTCCGGCGCCGGAACCTCGCGCTCGGATTCCAACATCATCCGGGTTTCCAACGGCGAATATATCGTCAATGCCGAAGCGACGGCGCGGCATCGCCATCTGCTCGACGCCATCAACGGCGGCCGGCTGCCGGGATTTGCCGCCGGCGGCATCGTGGTGCCGGACAGCGTACGATCGGCTTCGGCGTCGTCGGCGCCGCTGCAGGTCACCTACGCGCCACGCTACAGCATTGCCCCCGGCGTTACGCCGCAGGAGTTCGCGGCGCTGCGCCGGGAAATGGAAAGCGATCGCCGGGAATTCGCCGGCAAGACCGTGCGGGCGATCCGCGAAGCGCAGCGGCGGAGCGTGCGCCTATGACCATCACCTATCCGCGGGCGCTGCACGACGTCTTCCTCGACAAATTCGAGGACTTCGATTTTGATCATTTTCCCCTCGGGAATTTGTCGCAAACCGCAAGCGGCGAGATCTCGTTCCAGGAGAAGGTCGGCGGCGGGGTTTGGACCTTGTCGCTGGCGACGCGGCCCTTGCGGGAAAGCGAGCATGGCGCCGCCCATGCCTGGTATCTGTCGCTGCGCGGCGGCGCCAGGAGCTTCAAGGCCTATGATCTGCGCCGACCCTGGCCGATGGCTTACGGGCCGTCGGTGCTGAGCCTGACGCGCTCCGGCGGCGGCACATTCGACGGCACCTGCACAGTGACGGCCGCCGGCGGTGAGACCGTGTCGCTGTCCGGCCTGCCTGCCGGCTACCGCTTCAGCGAAGGCGATTATCTGTCCTTTGCTTGGCTCGGCCGGCAAGTGCTGGTGAAGGCGCTGCAGGCCCTGGTGGCGAATTCCGGCGGCGCCGTCACGGCGCTGAGCATCAGCCCGTGGCTGCTGGCCGGCGGCGCCGTTCCCGTCACCGCAACCCTGGTGCGGGCCTGGTGTCTGATGCGGCCGGTGCCGCGATCGTGGAACGGCGGGCGGCAAAAGCCGGCGGCGTTCCAGGCCGTGCAATCCCCCAGCTGATCCGTTTTGGGAATCCATCATGGCTGACGACGATCTCGCGAGCGCCGAGCTGCTGCTGTTCGACTTGCCGTCCGGGCTTCACGGCTTCTGGCCGGGGCACGGGCCGCTGCCGGTCGACGGCGTCAGCTATGTCGGCGCCGGGTCGCTGATCAAGATCGAGCCCAGCGTGCAAGGGCTGGATTTTGCCGCGACGCCGCTACGGGTCACCTTGCGCGCCGTGCCCGATTCGGAGCTGAGTCCGGACAAGCTCGCGACCATCGAGGACGAGCAATATAAGGGCCGTCCCTCCTCCTATTCGCTCGCCTATTTCGAGCGCGCGACCGGGGCGCTCATTACCGTAGAGCGGCTGTGGCAGGGCTATATCGACTTCCTTTCGCACGAAGGCACGGTCGCCGCGGATTATGTGCTGGTCGGCAATCTTGAGCCGCGCTCGCTGGATCATTCTCGCCGCGGCTTCCGCGTGCGCGGCGACGCCGATCAGAAGCTGATCGATCCCGACGATAAATTCTATGAGCATGCCGCCACCGTGACAAAGGAGAATCTGCCCTATGGGCGTGCCTCCAGCGCCACTGGCGCGACCACCTTGAAGAGCGCGGGAGCGAAATGATGCGGCAGGAAGGCTGGGAGGAGCGCTTCATGGCGGAGGTGCGGCGGCATCATCAATTGCCGTTTACGCTCGGCGTCTCCGATTGCTTCCTGCTGCCGATGGATGTGGTGGCCGCGATCACTGGCGTCGATCCGGTCGACCCCGGCGGCCGCGACTATTCATCGCTCAAGGGCGCGCGCGCCAAGCTGAAAAAAGCCGGTTACACCGACCTGCCTGCCGCCTTTGCGGCGCGCTTTGAGGAAATCGCGCCCTCGCTGGCGCAGCGTGGCGACATCGGCATCGCGGATTATGACGGCGCGCTGCTGGGCGGCGGCGTCGTGGTGCTGGGCGCCGAGGTGATTGGCAAGGGCGAACACGGCAACCGGCGGCTGCCGCTGGCGCAGCTGAAACGGGCTTTCAAGGTCGCATGATGCTGCGCGCATTCCGCATTCTTCTGCTCTGTGGCCTACTCGGCACGGCATCGCCGGCGCGGGCCGAGCCGATCTCGGCGTCGCTCGGCCTTGTCGCGCTGTTGTTCAATACCGGCCTCTTTGCCTCGGTCGGCGCCGCGATCTGGACCGCCAATGCGCTGGTCACCGGCGTTATCCTGGTCGGCTTGCATTTCGCCTCGGGTTTGTTGAACAAGCCAGCGGCGGGCGATGCATCGTCTTTGCCGGCTTCCGGCACCGATCTGCAGCTGCAATATGGCGGCGACGTGCCGCGTGCCGCGCTCCTCGGCCTGTGCGGGGTCAAAGGCCAGCTGATCTATGCCAATACCTACGGCGCCAATAACAACCGGCTGCAGGCGATCTTTCAGCTGAGCGACGGCGGCCCGTGCGAGGGCATCAACCGGCTTTGGTATAACGGCAAGCTTGCCGAGATCGTGCCGGATACGGGCACCCAGGCCATCGCCGCCGGCGATACCATCGCCGCCTATAACCCAACGACGGCGCAGCTGGGGGCTGGCGGTGAACCAAGCGTCTATCTCCGATTTTTTCGCGGCGATTACGATCAAGAAGCCGACGCGGAGTTGGTGACCCATGCCAATCCGTCCGGCCGCTGGACCGAGCAGCACCGCGGCCGCGGCATCTGCTATCTCTCGGTGACGCAGTGCTATGACGAGCCGAACCAACTCACCGGCATCCCGGATATCCTGGTCGAACTGAAAGGACTGCGGGAATATGACGTGCGCAAGGATTCCACCGCCGGCGGCAGCGGCGCGCATCGCTGGGGTCAGCCCGCGACGTATGAGTGGTCGGATAATCCAGCGATTCATGATTACAATTATCGCCGCGGCTTTTACGTCAACGCCCAACGGCTGGTCGGCATGGGCGCTTCCGCCGCCGATCTGATTAGGCCGCTGTATGTCTCAGCGGCCAATGCCTGCGACGAAGCGGTTGCGCTCGCCGCCGGCGGCAGCGAAAAACGCTATCGCTGCGGCATGGTGGCGACCTGCGAGCGCCAACACTCGGAAAACCTTGACGTCATGCGCGCGTCGGCGGCGGGCTACAGCTTCGAACGCGCGGGGCAATTCGGCTTCATTGCCGGCGTGGCGCAGCTGCCGCAAGATACCTTTACCGACGACGATTTTATCGTCGGCCAGCCTTTCAGCTTTTCCAAATACAGGACCCGGACCGAAGTCGCTACCGCCGTCCACGGCAGTTTCGCCGATCCGGATCAGATGTGGGAGTCGGTGCCGTTCCCGCCGCGTCTCAATGCCGCTGACGATGCCGCCATGGGCGAGCGGCTGGATTTTGTCGTCGATCTGACTCAGGTCTATTCAAGCAGCCAAGCGCAGCGCATCGCCGAGATCGAGCGCCGGCGGCGCATGCATCAGCGAAACGGCACCGCGCCGCTGAAGCCGCGGTTCCGCAGCGTCAAGCCCGGTCAGTGGCTGACCTATAACTCGGCGGCGCACGGCACCTTCGACGTGCTGGTGAAGACCGCGCAGCTGAGCGCCGACCACACCTATGTCACCATCACGTATGACGAGGCTGCGGCGTCGATCTATTCATGGATCTCGGGTGACAACGAAGAGCCGATGCCGCCGCCGCCGACACCCGGCGAGCCTGGGACGCGTATTGTCACGGTGCCGGATTTCGACGTTTTTACCGCGCAGGTGCCGGCGGCCGGCGGGCTGACGCATCCGGCTCTTGGGACGAGCTGGACGCCGATCGCCGATCCCGCCGTCGATCGGCTGGTGTTTGAATATCGCGTGGCGACGCCCGACGACAGCGCCGAGGTGCTGCGCTTCATTGCCGCGACGCCGGGCCAGGGCTTGGCCTTGATCACGCCGGGTGTGCAGGCGGACACCGTCTATGACGTGCGCGGCATCATCGAGACGACGCCGCAGCGCGCCGTCGAATGGACCGATTGGGAGCCTGTCACCAGCGGCGCCGCCCATGTGGTGCCGACCGCCAGGGGGGTTGTTCCCGGCGGCATTCCCCGTGAATCCCTGACCGCCGCTATCCAGCTTAGCATCGATAAAATCGACCCGGCTTTGCGGGCGGCCATGCTTGCCGCCACCGGGGTCGACGTCGGGCGATTATCCGACGCCGTGTCGAGCCTTGTTGCGCAGATTATGCGGGATCGCGACGACGAAGCGATCCAGCTGGAAAGGCACCGGGACGAAATCCACATCAAGGCAAATGGCATTGCCGCCGATGTGGTCAATGAAATATCGGCGCGGCAGACGGCGCTGGGCGTCGAAGCCGCGGCGCGGCTGTCCATGCAGGCCATCGTCGACAGCAATACAGCGGGCTTGGTCAACGAGGCCTTGGTGCGGTCGGCCGCCGACTCGGCGGAAGCGGCTCTGAGGGTCGCGCTGCAAGCGGTTGTGAATTCGAATACAGCGGCGATTGCGTCCAACACGACCGCCATTGCCACTGAAACGGACGCCCGCACGGCCGCCTTCCTGGGGCTGAGCAGCACGGTCAATGGCCATACGGCGTCGATTGCTTCCCTGTTTTCGACCGACGCCTCGATCACCGGCAAGCTGACCTCGACGTGGCAGGTGCAGCTGAATGCGGCCGGCAAGGTGTCCGGGCTCAAGGCCTATAACGACGGCTCGGTGTCGGTGTTTGCCATCGAGACGGATATCTTCACTATCGGCAAAAGTGGCGCCGGCGGCACCGGCTTCACGCAGGTGTTTACCGTCCAGACCATCGACGGCGCGCAAGTGATGTTGATGAACGGCGCATTTTACGTGCAGTCCATCATCGCCGACACCGTCCAGACGAAGCATCTGATCACCGACGCCGCCACGGCGATTGGATATTCGACCGCCGCCGACGCCAACATTTATTTGTTCGGCACCTATAAGACGACCATCTGGGACGCGGCGCCTTACGCGGCCGGGACTGCGGGCGTGACGCACGATGCGACTGCGGTCACGCATTCAGGGAGCGCGGATTGGGACACCTATCTTGCCGATGCGGTGTCGGAGACGCAGTTTGGCCCCAACGGCACATACGCCTCCGGCGTGAAGCAACAAATTAAGTTCGCGGGGGATGCTGCGTGGCGCGACGCGGTGTTCTCCGGCACCAGCGAGCTATTCTTGGTGTCGCCGTATACCGGCTCCACCAACGGCGCCATCTCCTATCAGCTACGCAAGCGCATCGGCTGGAACACCGTTGGCCAAACCCAATTCGGGCAGTCGCTGGGATCGGTCACCTTGGACTGCACGAAAGGTCGTGTCGTGGTGATGATGACCGCGAATTTCGACGCCTTCCTCGCCACCTACACGCAGCCCGGCCAGGTGGCCACTTATCACCCGACAATCCGGCTGCTGGTCGACGGCGTGGTGGTAGAGGAACGCACGGTCGAGCCCGGCATTCGCTTCCTTTACGGCAGCGCCACGCCGAACGTGAGAGCCGATTGGACCTTGATGAACAGCGCCGTCATCAACGTTCAAACCAACGTGTCGGTTGGCGCGCATGTCTTTGGCTTCGATATTCTCTCGCCCGTCATCGCCACTTTGTTGGCGGTTCCGGGCGATCCCAATCCGGTGCCGAGCTTCTGGAACACAACGGATTACTGGCGTTCGGTGAAGCCGACAGAGGTGATCATGGAGTCGCGTCGATGAGCCTGGATTACATCGTTTACCGCCGCGGCGACGGCGCGGTGCTGCGCGGCGGATACTGCCAGGACCACATGCTGGACGCGCAGGCGCATGAGCCGGACACCGAGGCGATGTTCGTCCCCGACACCGTCAATCCGAACAACGCGCGGGTCGTCGACGGCGTGCTGATCGAAACCCAGCAACTGGCGGACGGATCGACCCGCGAGCGCCGATTGGTCCGTGGACAATGGTTCATTGACGCATGATAACCTTCTTCAAGGGAACGGCGGATTTTACGGCCGGTCAAAACACTATTGTCGCTCACGGCACGCCGTTTACCGGTGTGATCAACGGCGCCGTGGTGCAGGCGCCGGACGCGAAGTTCTATGAGCTCGTCTTCACGGGCGATTTTACCGCGACGCTCGATCGCAACTACGAGGGGGTGACGGCGCTTAACGCTGCCTACACCATCTGGCAAATCGGCCCGCTGACGGGATCGGCCGCCCTCGCGAATCAGCAATTGGCCCAGGTGGCGGCGACGTTGCGAAGGGTTTTTAACGGCACCGCCGCGGACCAGTATTTCACGCTTAACAGAGCCACAGCGGCGGACAAGGCGGGCCTTTGGTTTCAGACCAACGAGGTCGACAAGTTCCGCCTCGGCACGTTTGGCGGCACTGACTGCGTTGCGCAGATTCTCGTTGCCGGTGTGTGGACGACGGTCTTTAGCGTTTCCGAGGCTGGCGTGGTCACGGTTGCCACTGCCGCGCCAGGGACCAACACCACGCAGGCTGCCAACGCTGCTTTCGTCAATGCCGCAGTGGTGAACTCATTAGGGCACAGCAATATTCTACTCAACAGCGCCTTCGAAATCGCGCAAAGGTTCGGAAGCAATCCCCAAACCTTCACGGCGAACCCTGCCGGGTACGGTTTTTACCCTGTTGTTGATCGCTTCACATATGAAAACCGGGGCAGTCACACCGTTACCGTCCAGCGCGTCACCGACGCGCCGCCCGGGTTTCCCTATTCGCTAAAGTTGACTGTAGTGACTCCGCAAGCGTCGTTTGGCCCCGACGATAGCTGCACGATCTTTCAGCCTGTAGAAGGCAGCCGCCTCGCCAAGCTTGCGTATGGTACCGCTAACGCGGCCCCTGTCGTCATTGCTTTTCCGGTAAAGGCGCATCGACCAGGGAAGTACGGCGGGACATGGAAAAAGACAAACAACGGCGGAACGGTTTTGTCGTATGGCTTTTCCTTCACGATCAATAATCCTGACAACTGGGAGCTTAAAACGATCTCCGTTCCCGGCGTGACTACCGGGAATTGGATAACCGGCCCCGGTCTCACGTCGGGATTTCTGCATTTTGCCCTTAACGCCGGGTCCAATCTCCAGGTGACCGAAGGGGCGTGGACCGAAGCCAATGGGTCGAGCGTTCTGGGTGTCGTTAGCGGTGCCGGATCAACCAGCGACGTGTTTCAAGTCGGCCCGCCCATTATTATCCCCGGAACGGTAGCGCCAACCAGCTTCACGCAGTTGCGTCTTATGTTGCGCAACCAAGCAGAAGAGCAGTTGCTCTGCTGGCGCTACTTCCGCCGTTGGGCGCAACCCCCGGTAAGAGGGTTCATGTATAGCGCTACCCTTGCCGCACGCCTTGCGTGCCCGCTGCCGGTCCCAATGGCCAACATTCCAGATTTGTCCATGGGGGGGAATTTGCAGGTTACAGACTTTCAAGGAAATCTCAGCACGATTGCGTCGCTGGGGACAAACATATCCAGCACAGAAACCCTAGATTTCAACGCCAACTTGGCCTCGCCTCTAACCATTGGAAGTGGCTGCAACCTTAATCAATCATATCCACCACCTATATTAACAGACTACATTGATCTCAACGCTGGTGTTAATTGAAACAGATTAAACTAAAGGAGCAAACATGAGTGCCGTTGTCACTACGGACGCTGCACAAACTCTGCTCAACAAGGAATTGACGACACCGACGTTCACGGGCGATCCGGCCGGTGCGACGGTTGTGCGGGCGCTGTCGGTACAAAATAGCGGCGATACGAACAATTCGTCGTCGGGCTCGGGCGCTTATAAAAATCACAGTCTGACGTATACAATCCCGGCCAACTTTCTTTCCGCTCGTCGAACGCTGCGGATCACGATAGCGGTAAGGACAACGACTGGCAGTGCGCCTCCCATTTTCTCCTATCGGCTTCTCGCTGGATCAACGGTTCTGGCGGAAGTAACCCCCGGTACGCCAGCGTCGTCGGCCACCAATAGGACAGCAGGGTACATATTTCTTGTACAAGCGGTGTCGGCTCCCGGCCTAACTGCCTCTGTTGAAGTCACCACGGCCGGACAAACCCAAGCGGTGAACGGGACAGCGAATGCGAATAATACGGCGCAGCCCGTAGCCGTGCCCACCAACGCGGATATCGTCCTCACCTTCGCCACACAATGGGCCACGGCCGGCACCGGAACCAATACGGCGACGCTGTCACAGTTCATCGTCGAGGCGCTGAATTAGCGGAGTTTGCGACCAAGCGCCTTCCTATCATTCGTCATCTATTAAGGGATATTGCCATGCCGACGACGATGCTGGTTAAGCAGCGCGTGGAAGCCACGCCGGATTTGGTCGCAGAAACTCTGCGCGAACACGTCGCCGCGCAAAAGCCGTTTCCGTTCCCTTCCGGGGCGCTGGTCATGCTCAAGCCGGATATTGTCAAGGCTGTGAATGCCGTTGCCGACATGCCGTTCCTTGTCTTGGTGGCCGGCGACGCGGCGCAGGCGCTGGCGGCGTATTGTGCGATCGACGGCAATATTCGGGAAATGCCGATCAGCGAACCGCTGCTGGCGACGGAGCCGGTGATGCCAATTCCTCCTGCCGCGCCCGACGCGGTCTAAGCCTCACACTTTAATCGCGACCTGATCTGCCACCCTTCCGGCGACGCTCGCCGGAATACGCGGACCTATTCCCGTAAACCAAACCTCTGAGAGCTTCCCATGCAGCACCCTTATCTGGCGCTCGCGCCGGAATACGAGAACCTATTGCGCAGCGTCGCGATCACGCGACCGGCCGAGGTGAAGGCGGTGGCGTTGCGGCTGCTGGGCTTCAAAGCGCGCTACGGCGCCGTCTCGCTGGCGACCACGGTGCCGATTGTCGTCCTGGCGACCTTGCACGAACGCGAGAGCAGCGCGGATTTTCGTACCAACCTGGCGCAGGGCGATCCCCTGACGCGTCCCTCCGTGCATGTCCCGGCCGGCCGCCCGCCGCTACGGCCCGGCATGTCCTTTCCGGTGACCTGGGAATATGCCGCGGTCGATGCCATCACCTATGACCGCCTCAATGAAAACAGCGCGCCCTGGACGATGTCCTATGCCTGCTGGAAGGGCGAGGCGTGGAACGGCTTCGGGCCGCGCGCCCATGGCATTCACACGGGCTATCTCTGGGGCGGCACCAACCATTACACGCGCGGCAAATATATCCGCGACGGCGTGTGGGACGCCGACCACGTCGACACGCAACTCGGCATCGTGCCGATCATACTGGCGATGGCGGCGCTCGACCCGTCCGCCGCGCTGCCGCTGTCCGCAGCGCCGGCGGTGACGATCGCGCCGCCGCTACCGGCTCCAATCGGCGTGGGTGGCGGGCCGCACGATGCTGCCTGGATACAGCGCAGGCTCAACGCACTCGGCTTCGGCCCACTGCTTGAGGACGGCAGCTATGGGCGCTTCACACGCAATGCGGTGCGCGCCTTCCAGGCCAAGCATGGCCTTGAGGTCGACGGCCTAGTCGGGCCCAAGACCGACGCGGCGCTGGCTGCGGCCACGCCAGGGAGGCTTTAATGCCGGAAACCGACGCACCGAACAACGGCACACCCTGGACCGTCGACGTCCAGCGCGGGCTCGCTTGGACGGTACTGCTGCTGTTTGTGGCGGTGGTGCTGGCTTTTGCAATAAGGACGGCGATCAACGCCGTGATCGGCGATGTCGTCGATCTGCTGAAAAGCGCGCTCGCGGTTCTTTTCAACATCGTCATGCTGATCCTCGGCTATTTCTTCGGCTCCAGCAAAACCTCGGAAAAGAAAGACGACGCCATGATCGAGGCGGCGTTGATGCCGGAGCCGCCGCCGCGCACCACGGTGACCGCCAGCAGCGGCGACGCCACGGTCAGCGCCAAAACCGGCGAGCCTGATCCAGCCTCCGCAGCGGACAGATAGGCGAGCGCGTCCCGGCGATTGTTTTAGTCCAACGTGAACTTAACCAAAGGAGCGAACATGAAACGGCTATTGTTGTTACTTCCTCTATTGCTGACGCTGCCTGTTGCGGGCTGCGTTACGGCCGGCCAGATTGGCGATCTGGTGACGGCGGCGACCACCACGGTCGATAACCCGGTCGGCGCCGTCGACCTATACCGGGCGAAGAACACCTACGCGGCATCGCTGGAACTCGTGGTGCGATACCGCGATGAGTGCTGGAAACGGCCTTACGCGGTGCTGATGGCCGACCCGATATATGCGCCGGTCTGCAAGGACCGTCGCGCGGTGGTGCGGCAGGCGCAGAATTTGCGGCACACCGCCGGCGCCGCGATCAAAGCGGCGGACAACTTCATTCGCGACAACCCGACCTTGAATGCCGCCTCCGCCATTGCCGCGGCCATCAAGGCGGTGACTGACTTCAAGTCCGCCGTTCCCACAGTCCGGTGAACAGCCCGCCCGCCCATCCTGTTGAACATAAGGAAACCTTACGATGACCAGTCTGACGAAGGTGCTCAGCACCGTTAATTCCGTCTTGAGCGTGATCAAGCAGGCCGCGGACAGCCCTGGGGTGAACCTGATCCCCTATGTCAGCACCGCGTCCAGCGCCATCGGCGCGCTGCAGGCGGCCTATGCGGCGGAGCAGAGCATCGAGCCTTATGTCGCGGCTATCGCCAATACATTCTCCGGCCGCGCGCTGCCGTCGCAGACCGAATTGGAGGCGCTCGACCGGCGGATCGAAGAGCTTGAAGCCAAGGTCGATGCGCCGCTGCCGCCCACAGAGGCCGGCGAGAAAGACTAGGCTGGGTTTGTGGACGAGGTCGCTGACATGAAACGCTCGCGCAGGATGCTGATCCGCCTCTTCGGCGCGAGCGTTTTCGTCGGCGTTCCGGCTTGGCTTGCGTTGGCCCAGGCGGCGGGCGGAATGCCGCCGGCGAATTTCGTTCAAGACATCTGGAATACGGTCCAGCAGGCCGGGCCGTTCGCGTCGATGCTGCTGCTATATATGTGGCTGCGCAGCGAAGCCGAGCGGCGTAAGTTGCAGGATGAAAGGGATGGACTGTTGGAGCGCGTCGTGACCGCGCTTAACAACAGCACCTCGTCGGCGCGCGAGTTTGCGCAACTGCTGGGAGCGCGCCGCGATGCCTCGTAGAAAATGCGGTCATTTCTGGCGCTTGCTGCAGCGGCTTTTCGGTCTCGAAAGCCGCGATCATCGGCACGATGTACCGGACGATATCCGCAATGCGTCGCATGCGCTGGCTAACGAAACCATGAAGCTGCGGTCGACATTGGCGGATCGGGACAAGCGTGACGACGCTTTGCGCTGGTTGGTGGACGCCATGCAACAGAAGCTTGAGCACCGGGGAAACTGA